TTGCAGGAAAGACCGTTTTCGTTGAGAGTGCCATCTGTAATGCAGTATTCACCAACCTGGAAGAAGACCTGCCCACCGGGATCAGTATTCCGTTTACCAACCTGAAAACTGCCATGAAGCATTTGGATGATTGTGTCTTTACTGTAAAGGACAATCAACAAATTCTGCTTCGTGGCAAGGGATACAAGTTACAACTCCCCACCATACAGGAGAACCCACCGCAGATTCCTGATGGTGATATCCCCCTGGTCGCCTTGGATGTGACCTCCGAACTGGCGGAGAAGATCGAAAGGTGTTTACCGTACACCAGCAAGGATAACTCCAAACCGGAACTGTGCGCGGTGCATCTCCGTGATGGTTGGGTGGAAGCAACCAATCGTTACTCGTTTATCCGTATCCCTGCCGGCCACAAGACACCGAAGGCCTCCCTGTATAATACCGTTATTGCTCCCATCGTTCTCGGTTTGGCGAAGTCTGGAACCGTTCAGATGTGGTCCGGTGATAGCGTGTATATCAAACGCCCTGGTGTGTACTGCGTCGTTCCCCACATGGCTGAAGTTGGAGATATGCCAACCATTGCCAATTTGACCCAGGGACTCTCCGACTCGTGTGTACTGGACCTTCCTTTGACACCCGTTCTCACCGAGGTCAGAACCATTGCTACCATCTGTGAGGAGTTATCCAATGATGATAGCGACATCACCATTTCTATTATCCCTGGTCGTGTTATCGTCGCCACTACCAACAAGAACCTGGACCTCAATAAAACCATTATCCACAAACACTCCCAACCAAACCTCGTTCTGCATTTCAAGAAAACCCTTGCGAGTTGTCTCCCCGACTTCCTACCCGAGGGAACCGTTGCAACCATTTTCCATATGAATGAGGATATGTACCTGCTGGCGTTCAAGTCCGCTACAGTTGAATTCTACGCTTCTATTATTGTGGAGTACAAATGAACGGTTTCTGGATATCTCCAAACGAGGTCAAGAAACAAACCACCCAAAAGAAGATAAGTAAGAGTCAAGGCCCCAAACTGGCGACCTGCCCATGTGGTTTGCAAGCCACTTGTAAAGGCCCGATGATGCCCGTTGGGGGTCTGGGTGGAAAGCGGATACTGGTTATTACCGAGGCCCCAGGTGCCCAGGAGGACGAAGCATACGCCGAACTCCTTGCAAGTGGCGCACAACCAGTAGGAACACAACTCATTGGAAATGCTGGTCAACGTGTTGCCAATGAGTTAGCCGAAAACGGAATAGACCTTGAGGAGGACTGCTGGAAAATATGTGCGGTAAACTGTAGAACTCCCAAGAACAGAACTCCAACGGGTCTAGAGATAACTGCATGTCGTCCACGAGTACTCAAGGCTATCCAAGAACTCAAACCAAAGTATATCCTTGCCCTGGGACCGTCTGCTATCGAAAGTCTTCTTGGTCAGAAATGGCATGACGAGGAGGGTCTGGGAGGTATTGCTCGATGGAGAGGTTTCCAATGTCCCGACCAAGAGTACAAAGCATGGATATGTCCTACCTTTCTTCCCTCGTATGTTATCCGTTGTGAGACTGGTAGAGATCCGCAGATACCTCTTTATTTTGGAATTGACATTAAACGGTTCGCGGACTTGGTTCATTCGGAAACAGAGGTTCCCATCTATCCAGTAGAGGGTAGAGTCCTGTTCCCAACCCCACAAGAGACCATTGGACTGATCCGGAAGTTACTACATACACCACCTGAGGACGTACTGTACTTTGACTATGAGACCACCGGGCTTAAACCGCATACCCCTGGACATCGTATCTTCTCGGTCAGTATGTGTTTTAACGAGGACAATGCCTACTCGTTTTTAATGGACGAACAGATCCTCCCCTGGTGGTCAAAACTACTTCAAAGTCAAATCCCCAAATGCGCCCACAACAATAAGTTCGAAGAAAAATGGAGTCGTGCTCTGCTCGGTGCCCATGTAGAGAATTGGGTATGGGATACACAATTAGCCGCCCATGTACTCGACAACCGGGGACACATCTCCGGTCTAAAGTTCCAAACCTATACCAACTTCGGAATCCCCGATTATAGTAAAGAGATCACCCCATTGTTACAAGCAGATACTTCTCTTGGTTTTAACCGAATAGAGGATATTCCGGTAGATAAACTGCTCTTGTATGGTGGGTATGACAGCCTCCATGGGTTCCGGTTATATAAGCAGCAGCGTCAATTGCTTATGGGATATGAGGCTGGTATTGATCTTCTTGTCGAGGGTTCCTGTACTCTCATGGACGATGAGGAAAATGGAGTTGTTATCAGTCTTGACTATTTGCGGAAGCAAAAAGAGTTTTTAACCAAACGAGTGGAGGCTGTCAAGAACCGGATTCGTAACAGTGAAGACGGTAAGTTGTGGGCAAAGACCTTTCCAGAGATTAACCTGAACAGTAATCAACAACTCGCTCATCTACTACACGAGGTAATGAAACTCCCAAGTGTTAAGACCACCAAGACAGGTAAGCCATCCGTAGATGAAGAGGCCCTGGAGCTACTCCAGAACACTGTACCACTTGTCCAAGACATTGTAGAAATGCGTGGATTGGATAAGCTCAGAAGTACTTACTTGACCGGATGGGAGACAGAAACTGGACCCGACCACATCATGCGGCCAATGTACTCCCTCCACATCGCTAAGACGTATCGTAGCAGTTCCAGTAACCCAAACCTTCAGAACGTGCCTATACGTGATAAGGTAGCACAACGAACAACCAGGAGGGCAGTCTACCCCAGGTTCGGTCATATACTGGTAGAAGCGGACTATAGTGGTATTGAAGTTCGCATCTCCGCTTGCTATCATAAAGACCCAACAATGATTACCTATATTACTGATCCGACCACTGACATGCATCGTGACATGGCGATGGAGTGTTACCTGTTAGAGCAAGAAGAGGTATCCAAGTCATGTCGACAGGGATCAAAGAACCAATACGTGTTCCCCTCTTTCTATGGTAGTTATTGGAAAAATACTGCACAGGGTCTCTGGAAGTGGGCCTTGGATAGCAAGACAGCAAAAGGGACTGATCTCCTAACCCACCTCAAGAAAAAGGGAATTAAAGGATTGGGAGACCCAGACGCACGGTATCCTGCCAAGGGAACATTCCTATACCACATCAAACAAGTAGACGAAAGATTCTGGGGCGAGCGTTTCAGGGTTTACAACCAGTGGAAAAGTGACTTCTGGGATGAATACCTGGAGAAAGGATATTTTGATACCCTAACAGGTTTCACTTGTCAAGGACCAATGCGGAGAAACGAGGTGGTGAACTATCCAATACAGGGTTCTGCATTTCACTGTCTTCTCAAGTCAAAAGCAAATACGAAAAAATGGATATGGGAAATGGGGCATGAATGTGATATTCTTCCATGTGGTCAAATACATGATAGCGGACTTTTCTCTGTTCATCCCGACATACTTCCTGAATTCGCCTCAGCAGTACACCAAATCTGGCAGAATGATTTACGAGAGCAATGGCCGTGGATTATTGTTCCACTTGATGTTGAAATAGAAGCGACTCCGGTTAATGGTAATTGGAGTCAGAAAAAACTGTACGAGGGAGGAATCAAATATGCTACATAGAACCTGTCNNGTCGACCAAATCACTGGAACCAAGTAATAGGGAACGAGGACACCGTTACTTATTTGAAGAAGGCCGTGGACAACCCGAACCGCCCCCATTCCTACCTGTTTTTCGGACCATCCGGTAGCGGAAAAACCACCCTTGCTCGTATCTTCGCCCAGGAGTTAGGGAGCAGTGGTTCCGATTTGACCGAAATAGATGTCGGGGATTACCGTGGGATTGACTCCATCCGTGAAATCCGGCAGAGTATGGGTATGACACCAATGGTATCTGCTTCCCGTATATGGATTCTTGATGAGTGCCACAAATTAACCGGGGACGCTCAGAGTGCTTTGTTGAAGGCCCTGGAAGATACTCCTCCACGAACCTATTTTATGTTGGCGACTACCGACCCCAAGAAACTTCTCCCCACCATTATCAATCGATGTACTCCCTGTCAAGTATGTCTCTTGAATGAAGGGGAAATGAAAAAGGTTATTCTAAGGGCCGCCCGTACAGTGAAGGGTCATGTAACCGACGAAGCCATGGAAGCCCTTGTAGACGTCGCCCAGGGAACCCCACGGACAGCCCTGGTGGCCTTGGAAAAATACCTGTCCAACCCATTGGCACCTATTCAAGCAGTAACCGAGGACAGTCCCCAATTAGTAGAACTCTGCCGGGCACTCCTCAAAAAACAATCTTGGAAAACTACCTCTAAACTTCTGGGAGCATTAAAGGGAACTGATCCCGAAGATCTCCGACGGGCCATTCTGGGGTATGCCGCTGCAGTACTTATGAAGGGAAGTGACGATGGTCAAGCCCTCGCAATACTCGATATTTTCCGTGAACCCTTCTACAATAGTGGGTGGCCTGGTGTTGTCTGGGCCTGTTGTCTTTCCGTTCAAAAGGTGGGGTAACCTGTATAATATATAAAACCAAGTACGTTTTTTAAAACCCGTTTACTGTTAAGGAGAAAAGATGATAGAGCTTGATTTTGAACGGAAGTTCCCCATTGACCGGATGCAACTGGATAATGAGTGGACAGACCAGCATGAAGTCTTCCGTCATTACTCACAGTTATTGGCGGATGCATTGGACACTGTCGACCGTGCCAAGTGTTCACTCGAAAGAACCAAGGCCCGATTGGATGGTGTTATTCGTGCTCAGTATGCTGGTTCGGGAACAAAGACCACCGAGGCCGGAGTTGCTGCAGCCATTCTCCAACATGAGGAGATGATCGAGGCTGAAAACGAGTACTTGGATGCCCAAAAGGTAATGAGGGAACTCAAAGCCGATGTGGCCTCCCTCGACCAACGAAAGTCAAGTTTGGAGAACCTCGTTAAACTCCACGGTCAGGAGTACTTCTCGGTTCCTGTTGTCAGTGATAAAGAACGAGTCGATTTCAAGAAGGCCAATGTAAACGCGGCCATTCGTCGCAAACTTAACCCCCCGAAAGGAGAATGATCATGGTAGTTGGTAGAAGAACAGCAGCGCCGGTAGCAGGTCGCGCACAAACGGCAGTCCCCCGTATGAACCGGCAGCGGGTGGTGGATAAGGCCAAGGAAAGTGCCAAGGACAATCGTAGCGGAGGAACCTACAATCTCCCGTACGATTTCTTCAAACCGGCCAAAGGAACCAAGGTGGTTCGTATCCTGCCGTATGTGGTGACGGATGCCAATCACCCGGAACGAGTACCTGCCGGAGAGATCTGGTGGCGCAGGCCCCTGAAGGTTCACTTCAACGTCGGACCTGAGGAGAAGGCCTACCTCTGTCCCACGATGGTCGGAGAACGGTGCCCTATCTGTGAATACGCCCTGGAGCGTAAACGGTCCGGTGAGGCTGACAAGGAAGAATTGGGTCAGCTCAAGGCCAAAGACCGGGATCTCTTCTTGGTACAAGACCCGGAGAACCCCGATACCATCATGTCCTGGGAGGTCTCCTTTCACAACTTCACCAAGCAGTTGGTGCGGGAGATCGATGATCGGCCCGACGAGTATGCGGGTTTTGCCGACCTGATCGATGGCCTGGATCTTCGTATCCGTTTTGCCGAAGCCTCCATGGGAACTAACAAATTCCTGGAAGCCGACCGCATCGATTTTATCACCCGCAAGAAACAACCGGACCCGGCTATCCTCCAGCAGATCCCCAGCCTGGACGACGCCATGGTTATCCTGCCCTATGCCGAATTGGAGGCAATCTTCATGGGTACGGCGGTGCCTGCCAGCGAAGAAGGTCAGCAGGAAGATGTGCCACCACCGGCAGACGAGGATATCCCACCCGAGGAACAGGAGGAAGTGGTTGAAGAAGAGCCACAACCCGAGCCCGAACCGGCCCCGAAACCTGCTCCCCCTGCCCGGAGAACGGCACCACCGGCTCCTGCAGCAGCTCCTCCGGTACGACGGACACCTCCCGCAGCG